AAAGGATATGATTTTGTATTTCCATCAGGAAGAATTGAGAGAATACAAGGATATGAAAAATATATGCTAAATGATTTATTATTTAAAGAAAATGTAAAAGAAAATGATATTATAGTAAGTAGAAATGAAGTACCTATTATTTGGTATGAAGATGCTACCGGTAAAAAACACAGATATTTTGTAGATTGTTTCATTAAAACACAAAATAGATGTATTGAAGTAAAATCAACATGGACTGCTGAAAATAATCAACATAATATTTATTTAAAGCAACAAGCAGTAAAAGATGCTTGTTATTTATGTGAGATTTGGATTTATGATTCAAAAGGAGAAATAGTAGAGAAAATATTATAAATTATTATGTCAAAAAAAATTGATTTTTTATAAATTTTTTTTGATTGAAAGAGTAAAAATATGAGAATTAATACCCAAATTAATATTTTTAATATGAAGTTACATACTCCTGAATATTATATATTAATGCATAATATTATTGACTGCTCTATTAATTTGGTTCAAGCAAGATATATATTAGATAATAAGTATAGAGTGTTAAGTAAAGAAGCAGATGATATTGAACTACAAAGAATGTATAGATTATATAAACTTTTCCATGTATGTAAGCATTATAATAAATTAAATTCAAGTTTAAAAAAAATAGACAAGAATGAAGAACAAAGTGATATATCAGAATATAATGAATATGAAGAAGATGATACAGACGAAGACGATGAAGATAAATACAAAGAAGAAATAGAGAAAAACTTACATGTAATTGAACGTCCTTCTATTCTCAGATTAATTACAAACCATAACTCTAATACTAGTCTTAATTGTGGAAGAAACTATGGTGTGCGATATGAAAGAATTTATTTGTAAATTTATTTATATATCAATTTTAAAAATAAAAATTGATATATAAAATATGGTTAATAATTATAACATATTATAAGCATAATGCCTTTTACAAAAGCAACCAAGTTTCTATACAGCAAGACGCTATTTAATATGTTATTTTTAAATGAAGTGGGGCCTCTTGGGCGATGGAGTCAAGAACGATGTGCTATTAAATTAAACAAAAAAATAGATTTGGCAAATGAAGACAATTGTGGTCCTTGTGGTGAATATATATTAACCAAATTAGATTTGACTAAGAAAAATAATACTAAAATTTCTAGTGTTAGTCCATATTTAATTGCCGAACACGAAGAACAAGAACAAGGAAAAAATTAATCATTAAATAGTGAACTCATTTTTATATCCGCATCATTATAATATTTTTTCCTATATTCTCTCATAGTTTCATCTTTAATACGTGTAGTTTTAAAATAATTATACGTTTTATTTTCTTGTAATAATTCTATTATAAAATATAACGCATACATCCCACATTGTCCATCTCCGTATTGATGTGTGAAACCTTCGTTGTTATCGGCTACTAATTTAATATTTAAATTGTGTGCCTGATTTACTATTCTCTCAATTAAAACTTTGATTTGTTTTGGTGTTTTAGTTCCATTGCTATCAAAGAAAAAAATAAATTTTTTAGTTAAATCTAAAAATAATGCTATCCAATGTTGTCCTGGTTTATTATGGGGGTCAGTATTAAATATGACGCCTATTTTACTAATTTTATTTTTTATGTGTTCCTCTAAATTGAAATTACATAATTGCTCCCATACACAAGTCGAAAACAACTCTTTGGAGTCAAAATCTATTGGCGATGGTCCTATAAACTTAAAATTCTTATTTGATTTTTCATATTGCTTCATTATTTTTATTATATCAACACTAGACAACCAAGTATTTGGTTTTGTAGACCATCTTTCAGGAGAGAAAGGTTTAAATATTTCTTTTACTAACAATTCACTATTATTAACTTTATTTAATGGAGTATTTTTTAACCAACATAATTCATCATAACATTGTTTGTCTAATTTGTTTTTAAAATATTCCCATATTTCTTTGCTATTATTTGTAACTATTTTGTCACTATTATTTGCGTTCCATACATTTTTAAATAATTGTAAATTGCTCCTTGAATAGCAAGTAAAATCTTTTAACTCTTGGTCTATATTTTTGTTTTGATATGGCGAACATTTTAGTTTGTTAAATTGTTTATTAGATTGTTTATTATATTTACGAGTTGTTCTTTGTTTTCGTCTATGTAAACGCATTTTAAATGGTGATTTTTTTGTTTTTGTAAAATTTTTATATATGTTATTTTTAACATTAATCATAATAATTAATGTTTTGTTAATTAATATATAATTATAAAAAAATTATTCCCTTTTTTGTGGAAGTATTTTTTTATTATATTTGTTTGATTTTCTAACAACAAATAAATCTAAATTTTGTATTTTTTTTGAAGTTTCATTTTGTGGACACATACAATTAATAGTTTCGGCAGTTATATTAAAATCACCGACGCTTTGATTATTTACACTACTATTTGAGTATTCTTTTAGTTCATCTTTTATCATATTTTTCATTTTTTTTTCTTTTAAATGTAGTATCAAGTTTAAAACATATAATAAATAATACATTTTGTATTTTTCATTTATGTTAGTATTAGTGTTAGTAGTAGCATCACCATTAGTAGCCAATAGTTTTTCTAAAGTAGAATTATTATATTTTAAAATTTGCTCTTTATATACTTTTATATTGTCTTCTAAATTATCAAAAATTTCTTTTAATAAACTATTATTGCTCAATAAATTTTCTAATTTATTTGTTTTAGCATATTGAACTTGGTTTGTTAAATATAACAAATCTATATTATTTATAAATGATTCAATAGGTTTAACTTCTTTAACCTCTTTTACTTCTTTTTGCTCTTTGGCTTCTTTGGCTTCTTTAACTTCTTTTACTTCTTTTACTTCTTTTACTTCTTTTACTTCTTTTACTTCTTTTTGCTCTAAATCAATACTTACTACGTTCATTTGTTTTGACTTTTTAATTTTATTATTTTTATTATTTTCATTATTTTCATTATTTTGTTTCATAAGTATGTATTATAATAAATTTTATTTTAAATCTTTTAATTGAACTCGTGTTGAGTTATAAAATATTTCATTTCCAATTGAACTTGATATATTTGGATTAAAATCATTAAAACTTTCTTCTTTAAATAATAAATGTGCGTCTAAATTAGCATTATGTGTTGGAAAATTAATATTATTTTCATATAAATCGCTAGAAGTATTTGGAAGATACGCAACTTGGTCTGCTTTTTGTAAAGCAAAAAATTGGTTTCTTAAAGTAGATTCTCTATCAACATTTGTCGCAAAACCGCAAAAATGTGGTTTTCTAGTTCCTGGAAAAAATGTGCTATTTACATCATATACTCCTATATTGTCTATTGGCACCGATGATTCTATTTGATGATTATATGTAGGCATTAAAGTATATTTTGTATTTACTGGTCTAAATGAAAAATTCATTGCTAAATTATTTGATGGAAAATTTCTATTTGCTATTGAATCATTTATAGTATTATGTGACTCAAAATTATGTAAAGTTACGTTATATAAATCATTTGCTGTTGTCATTTTATATTATAAATACTATATAAATTTATTTAAACAATTATTATAATATAATAGAAATTCACATTGCTTCAAATAAAAAATTATTAATTAAATTTAAACATATAATTTTAAAAACATATAATATTTAACGCTTACGCTCCTTGATAATATTATAATTATTTAAGTTATATATTTTGTAAGTCTTGTTATTATTATTCATTAATGCTTTTGATAAACTGCGTTTTGCTTCATAGTTCTGCTTCCTAATTTGTAGAAGTTTGTTTTTCTCTTGTGTTTTCAAATAATTTAAATCAAACATATTTGTCATCGTATTAGTATTAAGTAAACTGAGCAAAATCAATGCTGAAGTGGCCATTATAATTATAAACTTTTATCAATAAGTAATTAAAAAAAAACTAATCAATTTTTTTTTATTATTTTTACAACAATAAAAAAATTTGGCGTTATTTAACCCACTACGTAGCACACATTATATGTAAATATAGTTATTATTTAAATAACTATATTTACATGACAATATGAATATTATCTATTTTAAAAGCATTTTGGCGAACAAGCGGTGGCGGTTTTCTATTAACTTGTCTATAATAATTAACAATGTAGTTTCTAATATATATTATAAAGTTAATTACTCGAATATTAGCATTAGTCTTATTATTGTTATTCATCATTAATATTTTAATACTATAAAAAAATATTTGTTAAAGCAAATCAATTTTTTTTAGTCATAACATATTATTTACTTGTTTTGATTTGGACCAAAGCAACTAATATCTTTATGCTCGCGCTCTCGATATTCTTTTAAATAAGCACTAATTAATGGATAGTAAGTATCAACATATCCTATATATTTTGTATTTGTTCTAATTGCTTTTGCTAAAGCAACTTTTCCTTCTGCGTCTCCTATAGTTAGTAAATCATCTAAATCGCGAGATGTTTTATCATCTCCTCCACGTAGTATATCAATACGAGTATCATTAACAAACAACTTATATTTTTTAAGTTCATTGTTTTGCCAAATAATCGCACCCTCCAATGTCTTAAAATATGCTTCTACATAAGGGACATTAATGTCAAAATAAAACACTCTTTCAATACTAACCATACAATATCCATTTTTGGGAATTATATATGTAACACCGACAAGTTGATCAGTATTTGATTCTCTAGTTAAGTTTTGCTTCATAATGAAAAATACATTGCTTTTTGGATTAATATCTTCAATAATATGAGGCATAATAGGAATAGCAAGAACAATTGAAATTGCGCTGATGATAATATTTATAATAGTCTTCATCATTAATATTTTAATACTATAAAAAAATATTTGTTAAAGCAAATCAATTTTTTTTAGTCATAACATATTATTTACTTGGAAACAGAAAGACTTGTTGCATCATTATTAAACCAAGTCATTTTAATAGTTGTAATATTAGTTTTTATAATATTATAAGATGTACTTAAAGCATATAAACTCATTAATTTATAATATTCTCCATTTTGAATCCAACTAATAACTTCATAATAATTACTATAGCGATGCGATATATTTATAATAGCAGGTATAAAGTTATGAATTTCTTTAAGTCCAATAGTTTCAAATTCTTTCCAATACACATTTTTCCCAAATAATTCATAATTATATTTATCTAAAATATATTCATCCATAGTTTCATAACAATCGATGGGAAAATTATATAAATCTAAATAGCTTGTAATATTTTCATTATTCATAACAATAGTTTTAATTGTTTTTTTCATAGCACTTATTAATTCTTCATCTACCATCATATTTATGATCTTCTTATAATAATGTTAAATAATTATTTATAAGTCAATTTTTTTATAATCTTTTTCCATAGTATGTCTTTTTAATTTGATAAAAAAATTGATTAGTTAATAAAATAAAATAAAAATAACATAACATAACATAACATAACATAACATAACATAAAATGTCAA